GCAAGAGAACTTCAAGGCTTACAACAAGTCTGTCATGATAGAGATCAAGAAGCCTGGAACCTATGACTCTGAGGCTATCCGTAAGGGAGCAGCAGGGGTGAAAGACCAGTTAGAAGCAGCAGGTATTATACGGAAGGATGCAGGTGAGGCTGGATTTGATAACATGGAGTTTGATAAGAGCTATGTTCCTATTATCATGGATGATCAAGCTATCAAGAATGCTTTGAGAAATCACTCAGAGTTCCGAGTCATGGAACTTCTTTCTTTGGGATACCAAAGAGGAGCATTCAAATTAGACAAAGCACTTGCTGATAGAATAGCAGAAGGCTACATAACCAGATCCAAGAACCATACTCTTACCATGAGAGATGCTATCAGGATGAACCCTGACAAAGATATAGAAGATGTCGGTAAGAAGTTGAAGGCAGCAGGAGTAGATCAAGATACCATTGATGACTTCCTGGATATAGCCATGGATAAGGAGATGAAGCAGCACATGAGTAATAGAGCAAAGAAGTCTCTCCATCCAGACCTGAGCGTAGAGCTGAATGGGTTGAAGTTCATAGACTTGGTTGATCATGACCTGCCTAAGCTACTGGAGTCTTATACCAGAGGTGCAGCAGGAGGAGCAGCCTTTGCTAAGATGGGCTTCAAGACAAGGAGAGAAGTATTAGACATGCTCACCCTGTTAGAGAAGGGAGCTACTAACAATGGCTTCTTGCCAGCAGATATAGGTAGAGAGATCCAGGTACTAAGAGATGGAGTTGACTTAGCCTATGGTAGATCCTTGAACACAGAAGCACATAGTGGATTCGTAAGGAACCTTAGTAGGCTGAGAGATGCTACTGGCCTCTTGAGGCTACAGTTCGTAGGAGCTGCATCTATACCTGAGCTTGCCAGGGTTACAGCACAACGTAGCCTAAGCTCTGTCATGGATGCCTGTCCTGACCTTGGTGCTTTCAGAAGTACAAAGAACCTAAGAGAGGGAGGTAAGTATAGTGGTCAGTTCAAGAGACAAGATCTTGATGAGCTTGAGAGAGTCATGGGTTATACCGGAGAAGATCATGTCCTGTATCCTAATGGCTTGAGAGCTGATGATCTTGAAGAGGCTGATATCTCTGGTAGGCTTGGTACTTGGTTTGATAATGCCATTGCACAAGGAAGGAGAGTGCAGGAGGTGGCGTCAGGCTTTAGGCTTATCCAGGGTACTGGTGAGAAGATAGCAGTTAGATCTCTTGCCGGTGACATAAAGAAGTGGGCATTGAAAGGTGGTAAGTCTCTAAGCGATGAGAATATCAACAGAGCAGGTTGGTCTGATGGCTTCCTTGAAGATCTAAAGAAGTTCATGAACGAGAACCCTGCTACAGATACCTTCAATGGTAAGACAGTAGACCTGTTTAACTTTGGTAAGATGGCACCTGACATGCAAGAGAGACTACAGATTGGTATGCACCGATTGGTCATGGCTGATATGCAGCGTCCCTTCATAGGTGAGACTCCTATATTCATGCACAAATGGTTAGGTCAGACTCTTACTCAGTTCAGGTCATTCTCTATCATGTCATTGGAGAAGCAGCTTGTCCATGACATCAAGCATGACAAAGCTATGGGAGCAATCATGGCTATGCACTCTGCTATGCTTGGCTACATGGCTCTTGGTATATCATCTATGCAGAAGAACATAGGTAAGGATGATGCCTTAGAGAAGATAGAGAACGATATGACTGGTAAGAATGCAGTCATTGGAGTTGTCAACCGTATGGGTCAGCTTGCTTCTTGGGGTATTGGGCAGGACATGCTGGCAACCATGGGAGTTCTACCTGATAACCTCTTAGGTAGCCCAGGTGAGTATGGAGCAAGAGCTTTTACTACTGGCTCTGTACCTACTCTTGGTCTTATTACAGATGCAGGTCAGGCAATGAAAGCTATACCAGATCTTATCAAAGGTAAGGCTGACACGAGCGATACATTGAAGGAGATCCAAGACGTACTACCATTTGCAAAGGCAATAGGTATCAATCAAGGTTTCAATTACCTTAAATCAATAGAATAGGAGGAACAATAATATGAGTTACAGCTTCTCAGAGAATACAGGGGACGGTACTACAAAGACCTTTCCCTTCTCATTCACTGGCCCTGATAATGGATACTTTGATAATAACTCAATCAAGGTAGAAGTTAACGGAGTTAGGACTGAGGACTTCACACTGACAGGCCCAACTCAGATAACCTTTACTACGGCCCCTGATGATGGGGCCAAGGTAAGGATCTTGAGAGAGCCTGATGTCAATGCACCCTATACTGACTTTAGTAGAGGTAACGCATTCGGTAAGGATAACATAAACAGAAGCTTCCAACAGCAGCTCTACATAGCTCATCGTTACATGGATGGGTTCAAAGATGAAGGGTACTATGAGAAGCAAGACCTAAGCTTAGGTGGGTACAAGATAAGAGATATAGCTGATGGTACATTGAACACTGATGTAGCTACAGTAGGTCAAGTTGGTGCGAACAATGCCAACACCTTCTTGTATATGACAAGAGCAGAGACTGCTGCTGATGAATCAGAAGCCTCAGCAATAGCTTCACAAGACTCAGCAGATAGCATAGGTAATAGTGTAGCTGTAGCTGCTGCCTCTGCTGATGCTGCTGGTGATAGTGAGGATGCTGCTGATGTAAGCGAGATTGCTGCTGCAAGCAGTGCTGGTGATGCTTTTTCTTATGCAACCAGCTCTTATAATAGTTCTACCTCTTCAAGGGACTATAGAGACCAAGCAGAGGATTACAAAGACGATGCTGCTACCTCAGCTTCTGCTGCTTCTTATTCTGCTGATGATGCAGACTTTGCAAGGAGCTTAGCAGTTGATGCTCAGAATTATGCTATCACTGCTAACATTAATGCAAGCTCTGCTGCTGATGCTGCTGGATTGAGCGAGACTGCTGCTGGTGATAGTGAGGACGCTGCCTCTGCCTCTGCCTTGCAAGCTTCTAATAGTGAAAGTGCTGCTTCTACCTATGCTTCCAATGCAAGTGGTAGTGCAACCAACTCTTATGATAGTTCTATTTCTTCAAGAGACTATAGAGATGCTGCTGCTATTTCTGCTGGTGATGCTGAGACTGCAAGGAGCTTGGCTGTTGATGCCAGGGATGCAGCCTCTGGCTATGCTGACAATGCTGATGCCTCTGCTACAAATGCCTTGACATATAGGAACGCTGCTGCAAGCTCTGCTACTGATGCTGGTGACAGCGAGTCTGCTGCTGCTTCCAGTGCATCCAGTGCAGACAATAGTAAGGACACTGCTGTAACTGCGGCTCAAACTGCAATCAGTTATGCTGACACTGCTACTACTCAATCAGGTTATGCAGAAGATGCAGCCAATTCTGCTCTTGCCCAGGCTGGATTAGCAGAAGATTATGCACTTGATGCTGCTTCCTCTGCTCTTGAGGCTACCTCTGGCAGAGGACAGGTTAACATTGCTGTCATAGGAGATAGCATGTCCTCTGGTAATATCTTTGCAGACAACTGGGTTAATCAGTTCACTGAGAAGACTAATCAGCTTGGCCTTAACACCAAGGTATTTAATTGGGCAGTAGGTGGTTCTACTATGCACACTGCTCTATATACTCAACAGCATGATGAAGGAACCAAGTCACAGGTAGATAAGGCTATTGATTGTGAGCCTGATATTGTCTTTGTAAGCTTGGGTATCATTGACTCTGTTTATGCACCTGTCCGTACCAATTCACAGGTTAAGCAAGATGGGTATAATGTCTACTTCATTTTGAAAGGAGCGTTGCCTAATGCTAAGATAGTCTTGATGAATTGGGCACCCTATGATGTAGATAGTCTTGGGTATTTTCCTGGTAATATAGCTAACAAGAACTGTATACCTATGATGCAAGAAACTGTGTACTATAAAGGTTTGTGGAACTCCAAGGTTAATAACAGTACCTTCCTTGATCACTATGTATCTTGGTCAGGGCATAGAGAGTACATGTATTATTGGGGAGCTGCTGCTTCTTATTGGAATGGTATCTATGATGATACTATCTTAATAGACCTATGGAAGCTTGGCAGGATGGGAGGCTTTATAGATGAGCTTCACATAGATAACTTCTCACATATGTGGGTAGTCAATGAAGTTATCAACTGGTATAGAAGCAACAATGATGTAGACAATCTTGTACTTAATGCAGCTTGGGCTGACATTGATGACATCTACTATCAGGCTGTTACCTTGAAGAGCTACCAAGCAGAGTATTGGGCAAGGTACTTAGGTATTGATATCAAGAAGAGAGTAGAGAATTGGTTCTATAGTCAGAGGAACATAGACTTTGAGATAAGCCCAAGTGATTCTGTTGTTGCTGACTTAGAGCTTCATTTGAAGATCAAAGGAGGCCATGCTAACAAGTTAACCTATACTTCATTTGGTACAGGTAATCTATTAAGCACCTCAAGGTACACAGATGCAAGAGGTAATATACACATCTCAGCAACACCTGCTCAGGTAGGACTTGGAAGCACTGGTACTCACCTGTGTGGTATAGCTTCTTTATCCTCGGATGGTAATATCATTGATATATATGAGACAAACATAAATGTAACCACTGCTGGCAAGATGAGGCCAGAGGATTGTGCAGAGGTGCACACAAGCGTAGGAAGCGGTGACTATACAGTTCCTACTGCGGATACCTTCTTACCTCTTGAATTTCCAGAGGTTATTCACACTGATGGTAATGTAAATGTATCTACTGACTGGTTGTTCACAGCTCCTGTTGATGGTATCTATCAGTGTGTCTGGAATGTTAGGTTCAGGTCTGTTCCAGCAAATACTCTATTCGTTCTCACTGGCCCAAGGATATGGGATGGGACTACTACTGGCTATGAGAATGTAAGCATCTCTCCTGCTCCAGGTTACACTAAGATGGATGATGCTGGTGGTGTAAGGTTCCTTAAACTTAATAAGGATGATGAAGTAAATATTGTTGTCTACCAATTTGGCTCATCGGGTGCAGTTGTTAATGGCAACGGTGGTAGAGTTTCTATGAATTTAATTAAAGCTTTATAAGAAAGGAGGAAAATGTTGAATATATCAAGTGCATGGACAGGATGTGCCCTTGTTGTAGTTATGCCAATAGTATCTGCCTTGGTCATCCTGTATTCAGATGTTAACACATTAAAATTTACCAAGGCAGAAACAAAGGAGGTAGCAGCACTACAGCTCAAGTTCACTGAACAGATGACAAGGAACACAGCAGCAATAGAGAACTTGAACGAAACACTAAGAGACTGGAAGGAGGTGACATATGAGCAACAAGAACGCAGCAACAGAGGACGAGATCGGGAAGTTGCACGGACTGATAACGAGATGCCATAACATGAAGGCAGGTAAGATGATCATGGTAGCTGAGCAGCTACTGGAAGATGGTCATGACATAGAGGAGGTTCTCATGGTAATCAACTCCAGAGATCTTTCATCTATGCAGAAGTGGGTAGAGTACAATGGTGTCTCTTGTAGAGTAGCTGCTGATGATGAGCAGTCTGAGCTTAGCAAGAGACTTAATGAATTGAAGAAGCGACAGTCAGGTAAGATTGTAGACTTCCGAGATGCAAGGGAAGCAATATAGGAGGATAAGTGGCAAGACGTGAGATGGGTAGAGAAGATCAACTCTTCCGTCACAATGCCTTAGTTGAGGTGCAAGAAGCTTTCCCTAATACGTTGGATGGCTTCTTGCTCTTTGCTCAGACTTGTATCTCGGAGTTGATAAGAGGGAACCCTGACCTTAACAGGGTACAGGCTGACATATCGAAGTGGCTCTTTGGTGGCCCTAAATACCGAATGATACAGGCACAGCGAGGGCAAGCCAAGACCACACTGACTGCTATCTATGCAGTGTTCAGATTAATACATGAACCTCACCTCAGAGTTCTTATCTTCTCTGCTGGTGGTAAGATGAGTAAGGAGATAGCTTCCTTTGTTATCCAGATCTTGAATGGCCTGGACTTCCTATGGGTGCTGTGTGCAGATAAGAATGCAGGAGACAGGGAGTC